CTTATCCTGATAAAAAACTTCCTTTTGTAGTAATACAATATTTACCTCCAGATACAAATGTTGTTCATGGTGATGCAGATGCATCTCTCTTAGAAGATAATCAAAATATAATAGGTGCAGTAACTAGAAGTATAGTAGATCTTATAGGTAGATCAGCTAATGCTCAACAAGGTATTAGAAAAGATCTACTTGATCCTACAAATATGGATAATTTTAAATTAGGACTAGATTTTGAATATAATCCTGTACCTAATATTGGTGATGCTTTATTTACTACTAAATTACCTGAAATACCTAGATCAGCATTAGAATTAATACAATTACAGAATAATGAAGCAGAAGCTTTAACTGGTGTTAAAGCATTTAGTGCTGGTATATCTGGTGATGCATTAGGTAGTCAGGTAGGTGGTATTAGAAGTGCATTAGATGCTACTGCTAAGAGAGAATTAGGTATACTTAGAAGATTATCTAATGGTCTTAAAGAAGTAGGTAAGAAAATTATAACTATGAATAGTGTATGGTTATCTGATGAAGAAATAATTAGAATATCTGATGAAGATAGACATATAAAAAGAGATGATTTAGCAGGTAATTTTGATTTAGTTCTTAATATATCTACTGCTGAAGCAGATAATCAGAAAGCTTCAGAATTAGCTTTTATGCTACAAACAATAGGTAATTCTGTACCTTTTGATATAATGAAAATAGTACTTATTAAAATAGCTGAACTTAGAAAACTACCTGATTTAGCTATGGCTATTAAAGAATATGAACCTCAACCAGATCCTTTACAACAAGCTAAAACACAAGCTGAAATTGAATATATTAAAGCTAATACACAAAAAGATGTTACTGCTGCTGGTAAGAATGTTGCTGATGAAGTTCTTAAATACGCTAAAGCAGATGAAGCTGGTGCTAAAGGTAGAAAAACTCATAGTGATGCTGATATGGTAGATTTAGATTACTTAGAACAAATAAACGGTTTACAGCAAGATAGAGAATTAGAACAAATAGATGCTAAAGCTAAAGCTAGTTTAATTAAATCTCAAGCTAAACAAAGTACTAAGAGTAAATAATAAATGTTGACAAATAAGATTTAATAATATCTTATTGTAATAACTAACCTTAATTTAGGAGTTTTTATGAAAGCCTTTAGTGAAATGAGTATTGAAGAAAAAAGAAACTATGAATCTACATTACAAGCATATATAGATGAAGCTAAATCTATGGAACGTCTAATGCTTAATGCAGATTTTAAGAAACTTTTTATAGAAGGATATACAGATAAAGAATTAAAACGTTTAGTTAATATTCTTAGTGATCCTGCACTTGCAGTAGATAAAAATTACACTAGCATAGTACAAGATATTAATAATTCTATTATAGGAGTATCAAAATTTAATAACTTTAAAAATTATGTCATAGGTGCTGGTAAAAGAGCAGAAAAAGAATTAGATGATTATCGTAACTATGCAACAGAACAAAGGAACAATTAATTATGGCTGATACAACTAATGATGTTGATATTCTCGAAGAAGAAGTAGAGAACACAGAAACAACTTTAGATACAGAAAATAATGAAGATATTACTGAAGAAATAACAGAAAAAACTGATGATACTGATAGTACTGATGACGAAATAGATGATGAAATAATTCGTAATCTAAATGATGATGAATTTAATGTATGGATAGAAACAGGTAAATTACCTGATAGTGCTAAGAAACCTAAAACAAAGGAAACTGAAGATGTCGATACTAGCACTACTAGCTCCGATACTGAAAACAGGGATGATAACAAAAGCAATGACAGCTTACTCGACAGTAAATCGAATAAGTCAGGTAAAGCAGATGTTAAACAACCCAAAGAAGAAATCAAGAAAGATACTAAGTCCGATACAGATAGAGAAAGCACAACAAAAAGCACTCAGACTGAAAAGGGTATAAACTATAAAAATGCTTATGAAGCTATATTTAAACCATTTAAAGCTAATGGTAAAGATATAGCTCCTAAGACAGTAGAAGATGTAATTAGTCTTATGCAGATGGGAGCTAATTACACTAAAAAGATGCAGACTATGGCATCTATGAGAAAAACTGTAGAATCATTAAATAAAGCTAATATTAAAGATGAAGATTTAAATTTTTTAATAGATGTGCATAATGGTGATACAGAAGCAATTAAGAAATTATTAGAAAAACATAAAGTAGATCCTATAGAATTAGATATGGATTCTACCAATTATGTTCCTAAGAATAATATTGTAAGTGATGCTGATGTCAAATTTAAGGAAGTATTAGAAGAAGCTAAAGAATCACTTCCTAAAATTCAAGATGTCATCAACAACGTATGGGATGCTGCAAGTAAAACTAAGATACTTGAAGATCCTGCATTACTAAGAGCTTTACATCAAGAGATTTCAATGGGTAGATTTGATGAAGCTCAAGCTGAACTAGAAGCAGCTAAAACATTTGGTAGGTATGCTAATGTAACTGATTTAGAAGCTTATATAGATATTGTTAGTAAAATGCATGCAAAAACACTAACAAAAAATAATATAAACACCTCTACAAATAAAGTTATATCTAAACCTTCAAACACGTTAAAAAACAATATACCCGATAAAAGTAAGGTAGCTCCAACTAGATCTAAACAAGGATCTACTAAAGCTAATATTACTTCTAAAGATATATTTAATATGTCTGAAGAAGATTTTAACAAATTAGATATTAATTCAATTATATAATGAGGTGATAAAATGCCTGTAAATATTCCAGAGTTTGAAAAACCAAGAATTTGGGGAGATGGTACTGATTCAAGTATAGGACCACAGCTTAATCTGTTCTATTGGCAGAGGAAAGCACTTATTGATCTTAAAAAAGAACAGTATTTTAGTCAGCTTGCTGATGTAACTAGTATGCCTAAACATTATGGTAAAGAAATAGTAAAATATTACTATATTCCTTTGCTTGATGATAGGAATATAAATGATCAGGGTATTGATGCTACTGGTGCTAGTGTAGGAAATGAAATTACTGTAACTATTACTGATCCTGATGGTATGTCTAGATATGTTGTAGGTAATGGTGTAGATGCAGCTACTGCTAGAGCTGATGCTGAAAATAGAGCGATAGATTTATTTAAAAATCTAGGACAAATTTTTGCTAATTATCTTGCATTAGAAGCTGCTATTTTACCTCTTGGATGGGATATATCTTGGGGTACTGCTGTAAATAATAGTGGTAATCTTTATGGTTCTTCTAAAGATGTTGGAACTATAGTAGATAAACTTCCTACTATTTCTGAAACTGGTGGTAGGGTTAATAGAGTAGGATTTACTCGTGTAACTATTAAAGGAACTATGGAAAACTTTGGTTTCTTCGAGGAATACACAAGAGATTCTATTAATTTTGATACTGACAGTGAACTTATGGCACATATCTCTAGAGAACTTCTAAGAGGTGCTAATGAGAATACTGAAGATTGTATTCAAATAGATTTGCTTAATGCTGCTAATGTAGTTTATTATGGTGGAGATGCTATATCTGCTTCTACTGTTACTGGTAATACTGGAGATATTCCTAGTGTTATTACGTATGATATGTTGCAACGTATGGAAACTACCCTTAATAACAACAGATGTCCTAAAGATACAAAACTTATTGCTGGTTCTAGATTCATAGATACTAAAACTATAGCTGCTGCTAGATATTGCTACATTGGTTCTGAACTAAAGAGTACTCTCTTGAAGATGAAAGATTATCATGGAGAAAAAGCTTTTGTTCCTATCCAACAGTATGCAGATGCTGGTAACATAGCTCATGGTGAAATAGGTTCAATAGGTCATTTTAGATTCATAGAAGTACCTGAAATGATGCATTGGGAAGGTGCTGGAGCAACTGTAACTTCTAACGAAGGTTACATGGAAGGTAATGGTAAATATAATGTTTATCCAATGCTTATAGTAGGTTCAGAAAGTTTTACTACTATTGGTTTCCAAACTAATGGTGATAGTAATAAATTTGAAATTATCCATGTAAAGCCTGGGGAAAAATCTGCTGACAGAACTGATCCTTATGGTAAGACAGGATTCTATTCTATTCAGTGGTGGTATGGGTTTATGGTATTCAGACCTGAATGGATAGCAGTTGCTAAAGTAGTTGCAGAGATGTAATCTAAGTACAAATAGATTAGGAGTAGAAATACTCCTAATCTTTACACTTAACTAACAAAGGAAAAAATATGGAATTAACTCTTGAACAATTGAAAGATATAGCAAAAAAAGTAGATTTTGCACATCACCATAACATTGGTAAAGACAGATTAGAACAAAAACTGATAGAACATTGTAATGAAATAGGTACTTCAATAGAAGAAGTAAGTAAAAGTTTAAATATTACTTTTTCAACTGATAATAATACTGTTACTAATATAGTACCTAAAAAAGTTGATACTTATAATTCAATAGAAAGTTTAAAAACATTAAGATTTTCTAAAACTGGAACAAATACTGTTAAAGCTAAACAAAGTCTTGAAGAAAAAAAGAAAGAAGCAATGAAACTTATCAGATGTACTATAACTTGTAATAATAAGAATAAAACTTCTTATACAGGTGATGTATTTGCTGTAAGAAATGCTGTTATGCCTGAGTATAAGAAATTTGTATCTTTTAATACACCTACACATGTACCTCAAATACTTCTAAACTCTATTAAAGAAACAAAATATCAGATGTTTAGAAAAATAAAACATCCTAACGGTTCTGAAACTACAAAATCTTACTTAGTAGATGAATATAATGTAACTATGTTACCACCTCTTACTAAAGAAGAACGAGAAGCTATTAGACAAAAACAAATAGCTGAAGGATTTAATGGTGAATAATTATGCCTGATCCGATAACTAATCCTCATGGTATTAACATTGACATGAGTCAGTTTACAGATAATGTAACTACAGACAATGTTGAAGGTACAGTATCTGGTACTGGTATATTTGATATATTAATGAATACTGTTACTAAACATCTTAAAGCACAGTTTGAAAGTAATAGAGTTAGGCAAGAAGATTATGCTCAACTGTATGCACAACTTTATCAACAGTCTTTAGGTGCAGCAGTACAAATATGGTTACAAAAACCTTTAATGGATTTACAAAAACTAGAAATAGAAGCTAAAATCGAATTGTATAAAAGACAAATTAAAGGTTTTGATGATGATTTTAAAATTAAATTATTAAAAACTTGTATGGATGGTTGGTCAGTAGCTATTTCTATGGCTAAAGAAGCTGTTACTGAAAATGAATTTCCTTCCCCTGTACAAGAAGGAACTATTACTAATCTATTTAATGATTTATGTTATCCAAGTGTTGATAATTATGAATATAAAGATGGTAAACATCCTGATGCTGAAAGTAGAGATCCAGTAGATTTCAAAGTACCACCTATTAGACCAGATTTTAATCCTAGACCTGCTAAATAAGGATAAAACTAAGTCTACATTTTAAAAGGTATATACCATTTATTTGACATACCTTCTTCTTGAAACTAAGGAGAAGGTATATTTTTATAGGACAATATGGGATTATTTAGTGATGAAACTGTAAGGATATTCGATTTATCAGCTTGTAAAGTATTTGATAAAGATATATATCCAGAAACTCAAAAGAAACTAATTCTTGAATACGTTAAACAAGGTCTTAGTGGTAAAGACTATATTATGAGTTTTGGTAACACAGGAGCAGCACAGTTAAAACAGTATTATCTTGAAGGACAATCAGACTACATAGATTATTTACCTGATGCATATATAACAGGTATGTCTTTATCTTTAGATCTTATACTACATGAAATAGAAGAATATGAAAATACCACAGTAGAAATATTTGATTCTGTATATGGTTATTTACCGATAGAAGATTTTGGTAAATTCTATCTACAAAATCATTACAACTATAATATTTCTCAAGATGATACTTTTATTGATAATGTTCATTGGAAATATGT